AACTAAATCATCATTCATAATATATGCAGGATTAGCAGAAACTACACCGATTGCCAAATCACCATTATTGGTTGCAGTTATTTCTTTTGTTCCACCAACACACATTACTGTGCCAGTTTCATATACATCATCAGCAAGATATTTTTCTGCCAAGTCGGCGTAACGAGCAGAAGTAGAAGTACCGTAGATTACAGCAAATCTATTTGCAGACTGGCCAATATCACCAGAACCATTTGTACCTTGCTTAACAATGTAATCTACAGTTGGAGTAGAAGAGCCAGTAATAACAGGATTACCATCAACACCATTACCATTAGTGATAGAAATATTAGTACCAGCAGTTATAGTTCTCTCAACAACAGAAGCAGAACCAAGACGAACATAGAAACCAGTCGCTGAAGTTGCACCAGCAATTGCAGTCAATTCGTTGGAGAATGGTTGTACGTCAGTACCAATAACTAAACCTAAGTTTGTTCTTGCTTGAGTAGTAGAGGTTGCTGCAGTACCACCAGAAGCAATACCAAGAGCAGAAGTTAATGTTACCGAACCGCCAGTAATAGTTACGTTATTTGCATTTTGCGTGGAAATAGTCCCTAAGCCCAATGCAACTCTTGCTGTAGCATCAGTAGTTGAGCCAGTACCACCATTATTAATAGAAACAATACCATCTACGTTTGTTGCATTACCTGTGACAGTACCAGTTAAATTGCCAACAACATTACCTGTTACGTTACCAACTAAAGCAGCCGTGATTGTTCCAGCGGAGAAATTACCAGAAGATCTAGTGACAACGGAGTTTCCAGTAGTATCTGAACTACTAGTATTTAAACCATCTAGTAAGTCAGCATCTAAACCAGAACCTAATCCATCCACTGTTTTAATTTTAGTTAGTACATCAGCTGCATTATATGAAGTTGCAGTTAATTTGGTTCCAACCTCAGTGTTTAGGTTGTCAAAGTTAGCGTCTGCCTCAGCAATCGTTAGAGGACGACCCAACACAGATCGAAGTGTAATATCAGCCATTATTGTCTACCCTTAATAAGCATTGCGAGCATTTCTTTTATCTCTGTCACATCTGACTCAATCTTTTGGATCTTATCAGCGTTTTGTTTAATCTGTTGAGTTAATTCTTTAGTTGCGTTTCTTCGTTTTAAGAAAATTTCACGATCAGTTATATTTGTATTTATTACTGCGCCACTGGATAGGTCTCTTACGAGACCATCCTTATCTTTTATTTTAACAAAACCTTCCATCATACGCAGGCAAGCACACGAAGATCTTTAATTCTTGGAACTTGAGAACTATTAGAAGACTTCATTACAATCTTAATTTGCACAGCATCAAATGCTGGCAAATCATCTAATGAATAAGAAGCATCATAGAATTTGTTTTCTTGATTTGAAGAGATTAAAATAGCAGAATCTACTGCCATCTCTTTATATGCTGCATTTTCAAATGGAGTATTGGAACCAACAATATTAGTTTTATACCATACTTCAATAGATGCTTCAGCTGGAAGATTAGCTGCAAAATTTACTCTTAAGTAGCTAGAGTGATCTGCTAGATTAACTCTCTTGGTTACATATTTACTGTATGTAGAACTTTCTGATGGAGCATTTTCTTCAACAAATCTTTCTCTCTGAGTTATTGTCACATTACCAGTAACTGCTGTTGGTGCAGAATCAAATGTAATAGAAGTTCCATCAGTAGCAACTGCAGTTATTAACTTAGTGCTAGTTCCAGTACTTGCGCCAGCGATAGTTAGATACTTACCAACTGTTGCAGTTTTGAAGGCATCTTGAGCAGGAGCAATATATCCAGTATATGTTAAACCAGTTGAAGTACCAGCAGTAGTAACAATAGCAGAACCAGAAGTAGTAACTAAAGTGAAACCAGTAACAGAAGAACCAGAACCAGTAATAGCAGAAACTTGATATGTTGTACCAGTTGTATACCCTGTAATAGTTCCTGTGCCACCTAGTGTACCAGTAATTTGAATTCTACTACCAACCACTAATGTAGTAGCAGTACAAGTAAACTGCCCAGCAGTTCCACCGATAGCAACACCAGAAATTGTTACTGGAGATGTAACCGCTGCGGCAGGTGTTGTAATAGTACTACCGCTAATAGTTATTGTAGGGCTATTACTTATCAATACATTATAGTCCAAGTTTGTCACATTCATGTTGGTTTCTAAAGGATTATTAACTTTGTTTCCAATAGCAATCAAACTTGTTCTGTGTGTATCAATTACTGGAGACAGTGCGTCATTTGAAGTGCTCATCACAACATTAAATTTAACAGACTTGGCACCATTCAATCCATTCGCTAAATCTGAATTCGCTTCGTTTTGTTCTGAAGCAATCATTCTTGGTGAATCGAAATAATTAGTCTCGTTTGCAAGAACTCCGATATAATCAGTATCTTGATCGTAAGCAGATTGTGTAGTAGAATCGACAGATTTACCACTAGTACCCTTTATTCCAAATGTTACTGGAGTCTCAGAGAATGATTGTAATTGAACCAATGGTTGTACTGCATCAAACTGGATATGTCTAGTAGCCTTTACAGTAGAACCACCACTGTATCCAGAAGAAGTTGCATTTGTACCAAGAGTAATACAGTAACTGTCTAAATCAACATCACTAACAGTAAATGTATTATTAAATCCAGCAAATGCAATACCATTAACATTAGCAGTAACACCACTAAGGGTTACATAAGATCCAGATGGAATACCATGATTTGCGTGCCACACACGAACTTTAGAAACACCATTTCTAGTCTCGAATGGATTTAAAACCAATGTAACTTTCGGTAGAACATCGTTTTGATATACAACATTAGAATTAACACCAGTAGCAAACTGACAACGATAAATGGTAAACTTCAAATCTTGAGTTTGATCTGCTGTCCATGTAGAAGCATTTTGAGACTTAAACAATGAACCAAGATATGGTTGCTCAGAAATAGTACGAGCAGTTCCTGGCATTAAATCGCCGACTTGTGAAATCCAAACTTTATAGTTATTTGAATCTGATGATAGAACAATAGCATATTCAGCATTTTCTTGAACATATACTGGACTTGGGAAAGTAAATGTTGTTGGTGTATCATAAGAATTAACATCAACATCATCTAATAATACTGTGTTCTCAGAAAGTTTTACATATTCTGGTTTTAAAGTTACACGAGAGAATGGAAGAACTCGTTTTCCTGGATAGCCATTGACAACTTCACGAATTTCTAAAGAAACAGGGATTGAAACATCTTTTGATGCAAAGAAAATATCTACCTTTGATAAGAAACATCCACCTTTTTGTTCGATCAAGAATGTCTGTGCTAACGGATCCCACCAGCCAGTATCAGCAACAACTCGTTCAGAAGTTTGAGTGATAACTTGATTATCTGCTAGTGGCTCTTGAGCCAATTCTCCATTACGAACTGCATGAACAGTTCTTTGTTTAGTTTCAAGAACACCTTCTGCACGATAATTTGCTCGTGCACGAGAAGTAAATGCTCCATTTGCAGTTGTTACATCTACTAATTTTAGTTCACGACTACCGCAACGGAATCTTAATGAATCATTATTTGGAATATTAAATAATAGATTTAAATCACCATTAAAGTTAGAGATTAAAGTGCTACCAAGTGCTTTGGTAGTAACTGATTCAATGGCTCCAGATGCTGCGGTTGCGTAACCCAGTGGATTAGAAGCAGTGATCGTTTCACTAGTTGAGAATGTACCTTGAATATTAATCACAAACAATGAGTATGTTCCAGCATCTGGATTATATTCTTTACCAACAACAACTGCTGTTGCACCAGAAGAACCACCAGTAATAACATCACCACGATTTAAACAAACTTGTGAGTCACCACCAATTCTTCGAGAAGCACCTGTAGCCTGTGAGCCAACATTAGTTTCAGAATCAAATTTATTATGTGTTATTAATTTCGCTGCAGCAGTAGCACCAGTAGGAACATATTGAATAGTAGAAGCTGGTGTACAGTACGCTGATATATCGATACCATCAAAGAATGGATAGAAACGAGTATTTGGTTTTAATTTTTGAATTTGAACCAAAATGTTTCTTGAACGGATGTAAGGAATTGCAGCTGTTGAAAGAATACGATCTCCAACAACTTGTCTATCAATTTTCTCAACAAGAGTAGTTTTAATACCTGTTCTAGACTGACCAACTTTAGTAGCAGTTTGTTCTACAGTGATTTGACGAGCATTACCCCACTCATTGATGCCAAACTTCGCTTGAACTTCAGCCTGTGACAAACGAACATCACCTTGACCAGATGCCCAGTTTCCACCAAATGTATATTTCACACGACCAGTGCTAACAGGTGTACCAGTCCATTGTGTTTGCCATGCATTCCAAACAGTACCAAGCACACCTGCCTTTTCAGCAAGATTTTTAACTGAATTAAAGTTACCTTCAACATCAATAACTAAATCTGGGCGACGATCTGTTTCAAACCAATCATCTGTAGATGGGTTAATTTTAACATCGCCAAGGAATGTGAATACAGCGAATGGGTTGATATTTTCTAAACGAGAAGCGTATGCTTGCTTAACGATTGGTAAATGATCAACTACTGGCAATGTAATAACATCACCATATAATTTGTAGTTTGATGTAGTTCGATCACTATCAGCTGAAACTGCTTCAATTAAGTTGACATTTTGCATTGTATAGAATGGTCGCATTTCTGCCTTTTCCATATCAATAGAACACAAGTAATCTGGAGACGCTGTGTCACCTGTATTATGCCCTGCAAAATTATCTACAATAAATCCATTTTTGAATCTGCTTATACCATCAGCATCTATAATATCTAAAGATTCTGTTTGTTGTTCTAACAATGATAATGAAGTATAGTATTCTAGATTATCGATTCGTTTTTCTAGTTTACCGATATCACGCATAGTGTATCGTTTATTGTCAACTCTATTAATCTGAACATTATTACTTAATGTTCCAAATGTGTATGGCTCAAGTGTTAGGTTATAAAGAACTAAACCAAGAGTTGGATCTAATGGCTCACCTGGATTTAGAGATGACACGCCATCAATAGCAAAGAAATTACCACCAAAGTCTACAGCGATTTTAGTTTTTCTTGCTAGGTAGTATGAGAAATCTGTTGTAATGTCAATACCACGCTTTGGCAGTAATGTTACAGATGGATTAGTTCCAGTAAATCCTGTACCCTCATCATCAATCTTTGGTCTAAAGTCAATAACATCTCGTAAAGCAGTACCTTGGAAATATGGTAAAGCACCATATTGAATAGATACAGGATATGAATCTTTAGTAAAGTAGTCACCAGTTCCTTGAGTGAAGTAATCAAATATTACTTCAATAGGTGCTTCTGGGGGAGCATATGAATTCTTAAGAATTAATCGTGCTTGATCATAGTGAGTAGATCTTTGTCCATCATCCCAGATAAAACGATCTGAAATATCAATAGAGTAAGTAGCACCTGGAGATGCAAATGTGCCAGATTTCATTTTAACAGAAATCAAACGATACCCATCACCCTTACCAAGTTTTAATTCAGTTAACTGTGCAGTGGCTGCAGTTGTAAATGTTTTAGATGCGCTTGGTACTAAAGTTTTTGTCTTTTGAGTTAGTGATGCGCCACTTTTATTAACTGCAGCAATAACAAAAACAGTTTTAGTATTATATGATGTATTGACATTAAGCGTAGCATTTGAGCCAGATGGAATAATGCTAGTAGTTGGAATAACAGCACCACCAGATGTAGAATCAGTATCAATAACAGTATAATTATCTTGGTCTGCTGCTGAAGCCATTGTTCCAGAAGCAGTAGAAATAGAGATAGCACCAGCAGATACGCTGCTAGTGAATGTTTCATATACAGTATAAACTGTATCGCTTATACTCTCAATCGCATAGTACGGAAATGGGAATAGTAAAGAAGTATTTTCTGGTTCTCTTAATTGAGTTTCAACTCTATCAATAGTGACACCAGCCACTGAAAGTGGAGAATCAACAGTTATAGAAACTTGTGATGCAATTGCAGTAACTCTTCGTAATGCAGTACCCAAGAAAATATAATCACCAACTTTAAGATCTGTTTGGAAAGAAGTTGATGAACCAGTAATAATTGAAGATTGAACTGAGTACACTAAACCAGTTAATGTTCCAGCAGTTGTTACAATCGCAGATCCGCCACTAGTTGTTAAAGTAAATCCAGTTACATTTGGATATGTACCAGTAATAGCAGAAACTTTATACGTAGTGCCAGTTGTGTAACCAGTAATAGTACCACTACCACCTAGTGCTCCAGAAATAGTAATTAAATCTCCAACTGCTAGAGTAGAAGCCCCGCAAGTAAATTGTCCACCAGTTCCACTGGTAGCAACAGTTGCAGTTAAAGCATATACAGATGTTGCTGATTGCCCAATTAAACGAATTAATGTTCCAGATCCAACTTTAGTAGCACCTTCTACATCAGCAGTGAAGTTTAAATTAACATCACTACTAGATCCAACATGATATACTGATTTAACATCTCTATTAAAGTCATATCCAGAAATCATCTGAACATCAAATAAACCTAGTTTATAAATTGCAGTTTGTGCACTGATAGTTCCGTTGTGGTATTCCATGAAACGAACACGAGCAGTACCAACTGCTGTCGCACCAGATGGACCACCAATATTTCCAACAGCAGAAGAAACTCTATTATAAAGAGTTACTTGTTTTAATGTATTAATTCCAGGAGCACCATTAATGTTAGTGACTAAAACATAGTTACCAACTGTTGCTGGAATAACTGAGTTATTAACAGAAACAATATCTCTGGCTTTTTCAACTGTTACATATTCAGTAGAAGGTTTTTCAATTTCATAACCCTGAACATACGCCTTTCCTGGCTCTAAACCAATCGCCAGTTGCGCTTCATGTGATCGTTGTGTAGTAATATTTTCCGAAGTTTCTGGGGTGTGAATACCACGATTGTAGTATGGATTTTCATTATATTCCCATTGAATACCTGAAGTACCAACACCAGCAACAGCACCATCATAAACAAGACCAGATGTATGAGTTGGTGGAGTGCTACTAGAAGATGTTCCAGAATTTTTAGCAACATATGTGTAATCGCTATTGGTTACCACATCACCATTTAGATAAACACGAGATGATGTCCATGCGCCACGATTATTATTTCTATACTCACGAACATCAATCTCAAAGTTTTTAACTGTATAATCACCAGACTCATCGTATGTTCTATGCGCAAATTCTTTTTCAAGATATGAGTATTCTGACTTATCAATTACTTTTTGAGTCTTTCCAACATTAGTACGAAGCAGTTCAATAAAATCTGTATCTGCTGTGCTATCTAATGAAAGTTTAGTTAAAACAGCATCGATATAATAACGATGAGCACCTGGAGCAGCATAGTTAAATGAATTTTGAGCATTATCAAAAAGAGTAATATCTTCTTCTGCAGTAATGATAGACTCAGAAGTGACTAAACCAATTCTATAAGATGGATTATTTGTGAACTTATCAAGGATAATCTTTTGTTCTGGGACAAGAACAAAATGTTTTTTAATATAATACACACCTTGTTGAATAGTTGCAATAGAGCCAAGACCAACAGCACCAGAAGTTTGCGCAGCAATTGTAAATGTTCCTGCAGAAACTGTAGTTCCTAAAAGATTTGTACCAGAAAGGTTTGTTAAAACTTCTGAATTTGAAAATGTTTTTGTAGTTGTGCTATCACCAGAATTTAAGTAACGAACAAATAGTGCTGCATCATCTCCGTTTTCACTTTTTGTATAGTGAATGACTTGTGCCTGAACACCGTCAATATTTTCAATAATTAAACCAGGAAATTGGCTTATAACAACATCAGCAAAAACACCACTATATGACTCTTGTAATTTAACATAACCAATTTTAGTATCGATACCGATTGCACCTGGAATTACAAGCGAACCTTCTTTAAATACATGATTACCAAAACGAGAAATCTGATTCTGCAGAATAGTCTGCATTTGAGTGAGTTCTCGTGCTTGGACAGCATATCCTGGACGATACAAAATACGCAAGAATCTTTTTGATTCGTTGAAATCGTCGTAATACGGTTCGGTGTTAAAATCAATAGCCATTCGTAATTTCTCTTTAGTTGGTTCTAATCTATTTATGTTAGAATCTGATAACTGTTCTTAAAGTAACTGTTTCATCGGATGAAGGTGTGAATCCAGGCTTGTTATCAATAAACATTAACTGACCAGAATATTTATCTATAGTTGGATTACCCACTTGCGAGATAGTGAAAGTATATCCATCGGCATTCGAAAAAGTATCATTAATTACAGGCGTGTCATTGTCTAGTGATTGTAATAGCGCACTAGATGCTGTTGCAGAAACAACACGATATTTACTAACATAATTATAATATGGGTTTTCATTATATTCCCATTCAATACCATTAGTTCCACCACCATCGTATGCTGTACCAGAAGTATGGATTGGTGCTGTGCTACCTGAAGTCCCACTATTTTTAGCTACATATATTTTATCACTCGCATTTTTAACTACATCTCCTGCCAAGTAAGCAGTAGCTGTTGCCCATATGCCACGATTATTATTTCTATAAGAACGAGTTCTGGTTACTGTAACATCAGTATCTTTTGGAAATTGAGTAGCGTTAATTCCAGCTTGCACGATAAAACATCCTGAACCAATAATTCCTTGGAATCTTTGATCAGAACCGTATATGTTTGGGTTTTTAATAATACCCAATTGACGATAATCGTTATTTACAGAAATACCCTGATTCAAGTCTGTTGACACGTTACTGTAAAACATTAATGATTGAGCAAATAACTCATTGGGTGCATTCTTACCATGCCCACCAAATGGTGCCATGATTGCTCTAACATTGGCTCCATATCCATTACCTGATATAATAACATTAGCAAACGTGTAGTTTTGCCCTGGATTTGTAATATTAATTTTGCTAATTTTACCTGTTACTGAATCAATCGTAGCAGTAGCAGTGGCATCTGTACCATCACCCTGTATTTCCACATTTGCTACACCATAAGCAAATCCACCAGAAATAATTTTTATTGCATTGATAGTTCCAGGTTTAGTTAAAATTTCATTGTTTGCTTGGAGTGATTGAATAGTTCCAATATTAAGGTCTGGTTTTAGTTCAGCGTTCTGACCATCACCAGAAACCGTAATAGTAGCTGTTGAATAACCAACCCCAGCATTTTCAATAATTACACCAGCAATTTGTCCATTTTCAAGAACAGGAAGTAATTTTGCTTCAGACTTTGATGTTAAGAAAGATAATTCTGCTGCAGCAGTTCCTGCACGTGCTGCGTCAGTAATAGTAATAGATGGGACACTTTTGTAACCTGAACCATATCTACGAACAACTTCACCTGTGGCTCGAATACCAGCATATGTAAAGGTAGCTGTACCATTAGTGGCAGAACCAGAACTATGAGATGGACCAGTTGAAGAATGTGTAGTTCCAGCAGCAGTTACAGTATACAATTTTCCAGAATAGAAATATTGTTGTCCGATTAAAACTGCAGTAGAAGAAGTCCACTGAGTTCCAAATGTTACTGTTGGGTCGCTAGTATAATTATCACCTTGATTCGATACTGTACAATATAATACTGAACCACCATTTAATTTAGCAATTGCAACAGCACCTGACCCACCACCACCAGAGAATGTGATTTGTGGAGCAGATGTATATCCAGAACCAGCATTTAATATATTAATTTGTAGTACACCACCAAGTAGTGTTATACTAGAAATGTATTTTGTGTATGCAGTGCCAGTACCAGAACCTGCGCCAGTTGCAGTAAAGGTGGCTCCAACTACTGGCTGTCCTGTTATGGTACCAGAAGAAACTGTTTGAGATTGATTAACAGTGTAAGTACCGTTCCCTCCTGAACCTGTTCCAAGAGCAGTAATGTAAGTTCCAGCAGTAATACCAGTACCAGTTATGTAGGTTCCAACTGCCAAACCAGAACTGCTGGTTGATGTTACAGTTAAAGTGGTTCCAGAAATATAACCAATAACAACTGCAGTAGAAGTTGCCCCGATAGCAACAAAATTAGTAGTTCCAAGAGCACTAATTGTATATTTTACACCAGTACTAAATGATCCAGCAGTGACACTAGTATTTGACGTATTTACTGTACCCTTAACTCTAGTTCCAACATAGTTTAAAGCAGCAGTATTATTTTGAACTGTACCACCTCTGTGTGTTGGCTCAGATGAGGACATAGTTCCTGGAGTAACAACCTCATAAAAATCGAATACACTGTTAAAGATCTTTTGTCCCAAATATACAGTTGATCCTGAAATAAATGAAGATGCATTAGAAGCTGGATCTCCAAATGTTACAGTTGGATTCATGTAACCATTTCCGCCAGAAGACACATTTATACTAGTTAATAATGTTGGATCTTCTTCTCTATATCCATCGCCAGAAACAGTTAGTGTTGCTGTGGTATATCCAGTTCCTTTATTATTAATAATAATGGTATCCATAGCACCATTAGAATAAAACTGATTAGTAAGAGCAGAAACCACTGGCATCTGACTTTCTGATAAGAATTTGTTTCTTAAATTAATAGGAACAGTATACATAAACTTCCAAACATAACCATCTGCAGTAGTGATTGGGGTAGTAGCTGTACCTAGTGGTTTTGCGGTGGATGATTTGTTGTTATTATTATCTAAACATTTATAGACGTTAAAATCTTCTGTAATAACATAGAAATCACATTCTTCAAGTTTTTGAGATCCAGAAGGTGCAATATTTACAATCGCTTGTATTACTGCACCAGTGCCACCACCACCAGTAATCGTTACAGTTGGTGTAGAAATATATCCAGATCCTCTTGACGTATTTAATACACCAAGTCGTTCAATGTCAATAATTGATCCATCATAAACTACAGGATAATATTTTGCACCAGTTCCGCCACCACCTGTTATAGTAATAGTTGGTATTGATGTATATCCAGATCCACCATTTATGATATTAAGACCAATTACTCCAGTTGAGTATTCATCATCATACATATCATACACTACACCACTAGTCCAGTTAATACGAGGGATAACGAATGCTACGTTAGATGCTGTAATAATTTTCATAGTGATAATATCATCACGAACTGCTCGTTCATAAGCATAACTATCTACTGGATATGGTGGGGTTGCTTCATCATCCCACTTCAATGTTTTACCAAGAAAATAGTAATAATTAGAACTTCTAGTTACCACATCCTTGTAAACACCCTCTGCAAGACTTTTATGCAGGATTGTTTTAATTAGAGAAGATGATGTCGCCATTTAGCAGAACCTTAAACTTAAATTAACTTACTGTGACAACCCATGTTACAGCAATAGTATCGCCAGCACCTTTAGTAACAATTGGGAAAGTGGTACGGCAAAGCATAACACCACTACTACCAGCATTAAAAATACCAGCTTCTCTAATATCTCCATCACCAGTACCAGCTGGGAATGTAGCAGTATATGTAATAGTATTTGTAGAAACTGTGTTACCAGATAGTGATACACGACCAGTTTGAGCACCTAGTGTAGTATCGCTTGCGCCTGGAGAAGTAGAACTAGTGCCGATACCCATATGAGTCATAGCAGCAGGGCTGTTAGTAGTAGTTTTAATCATTGACTGTGCAATGAAGTTTTTTCCAGATATAACAACTAAATTAGGCACTTCAAAATCTTGAGTTGTTACACCTTGTGCATTAGTTTTAACGATGCGAACTTTACCTGTCGCTTTTAGGTTTTCTTGTTGTTCAATCATAGGATTCTCCTGTTTTGGTTAATTAGTGAAAGACTGTTGTAGTCCTACGCTATATTCTTCTGAATAATAATCTTGTTCTTGGTATGAATTCATCCATACTTTACCTGCGTTGCTCCAAGTTCCTACATCAGTGTCTTCTAGATATTTAGACACCTCTTGGGCGAAAGATTCTGAAATTACTGGTTCATCTGCCAATACTTTATCAGTATCAATTTTAGTAATGAAATCTGTCCAAGTTCCTACATTAGTATCTGCTAGTGCTTTACCAATTGTAAATGTTGGTGCAGTATCAGTCATATCACTGTATGTGTCTAATAATGCTTTACCGAATAACTTCTCTACGGTATCTGTTGGTGTATCTATCGAATCTCCCAGTGCCTTACTAACAAACACTGTAATAAAACTATCTTCTGGTGTGGATAATGAATCTGATAGGACTTTTGTAAAAGATATAGATAATCCACCAGTATCTAATGCAGTAAAGTTTTCTTCAAGCCCAATACCAAGAGAGTTAACTAGAGATTGTAGTGCGATACTTAAATCTACATTATTGGTAATATTATACTCACCAAATAGTGCCATACCAGATGGGTGAATCATAGTCTTCACTGCTGATTTGTATGATGCTAGTCTTTCATCAATTTTCACAACATAAGAAAACGCTTGATAATATTTACTGTCTTGAATAAAAATAGAGTCATCTAAGAAACCTGCATTTGAAGTAAAATAACCTGGATACTTTACAAGAGCACCAAGATCTACTTCAATAATAGATGGTTCATCAAATTGAGTTTGAGCATTTCTATAACTTAATGAAAACTCACGGAGAATAGAACCAGCATATGTACCATCAACATAGCCATAGCTAATATAATCTCCTTGGTTAACATAACCCTGTTCATCAAATCCTAAAGTTCTATCACCAATAGTTAAATCATTTCCAGCTCTAGTAACTGATGCGCTAGCAACTGCCAGTTGAGTAGCATTTACAGTGTTTGATGCTAATAAATTTACAGCAAACCCAGCAGTATATCCAATACCAAATTTAATAAACTGCGCATATTTAATACCATTATTAGCATCAATCCCAGTAACTTTTAATAATGCACCAGTTCCTGTCCCAGACCTAACTTCAAATACCTGTCCGACACGAAAGTTTTTTCCAGGTTGTATAATCTTAGGTGTTTGTGTTGCTGGAAGGATAGTAGCTTGAAATATATCTTTATATTTAATTCTATCAGTAGGTTTTAATACACCAAAAAATCTTTTATCTAAAAAGAACTCATAGATATTTCCACCAAGAGCAACGATTCTATCTACTTCACCAATTAAATCTTCTTTTCTGTCAACTAGTACTCTAATCAATCTAGATGATGTTTGAATGTCTACTAGTTTACCAACAATATCTTCTGGATCACCATAATCAACTTTTGCAAAAACAGAAATTTCTTGATTCCATTTGCCATCAGAGGCACGAAGCATCTCATTACCAGGATATGTTAATTCTACTTTTTTACCAAACAACAATCTAAACAAAAGTTTATATGATGCTTCAGAACCTTTTGAAAGATACTGATCTTTAATGTGCGATAGTATAAATCTCTCGTCACCTTCTGTATTTGGTAAATTATGTGCTAATTCTTTTTTAAACTCTACAACAAACTTATCAAGAGTTTGATCAATATCTCTGGCAGTAGAAAGATCTACACCTTGTTGTTGCAAGTATTGGTAGTATGCTTCAACGAAAGCAACAAATGTAGGATAATCTTCCCTGATAAATTCAGGGATCTGTCTAGATACAACAGATGATAATTGAGTTCTTGACATTATGATCTAATAGAGTTAAACTGGTAGTTATATCCAGCACCGAGATCGCCATTCACAGTATTATCAGCAATAGCTTGAACATTTAATATAGTTGGATCAATTTGAACGATTTGATTTAATGCTGACACAATATCATAAGATTCTGGTTTAACTTGCCATTCAAAAATAGGACCATCTAAAGATGTAATATTTAAACCATTAACATTAATTAAACCTTTTTCATAATTAATAATTCCGATTGATCTATTCACAAAAACTTTATCTAAGTTAGAATTTAAATAGTATAAACGAATGTTACCAACAGCATCATCATCAAGGTAATGAACTTTAGTACTATCTGGAACATAGAATCCAGTCGATGCAAATACCTCACCTTGTTTACCGCCATCTTGAGAGATTGGGTTAATTAAATTTAGTACATATTGAGCATTAATGCCATATTGTGGACTATGTGGGTGACGAACCATTAGACGAGTAATGTTATTTGTAATGGAAGGATCAGCCTGATCAATAATACCTGTTAATTTTGTGTAACGAAGAACACCATCAAATTTTTGGAGTTCTTTAGCATCATAATCAAGAATTGCAGTTTTAACAATACTCTCGATTTGAGATGCTGTTTTACTTGTTTCTTTAGGATTGTAGTGAACGAATGATGTAACTTTAATATTGAAATATTCTGGATCAACAATCTCTGGAGTGATAGAAACCACACTTCTTGGATTTAAAATCTCAGTTGAGATTAATTCCTTTTGTTGGTTGGTTAATTTGCTGGCATCCTTTGGCTTAACACAGATAAATGTTTTACCATAAACTGGAGGATTATTATCCTCACCACCCCAAACAGAAACTGTCTGCGCAGCAGGAAATTTACTATAGATTAGTGCCTTGTAGTCATCTGGAGTAACTGCACGATTTTGAGCTGCGAATAATCTTGGTGCATTGAATTTAATAGAACTAATGTCTTCAGATGGTGCACCATTTACTGCAGCGCCAGTAGTAGTGACAGAAAGATTACTACCCAATACTGATATACCATTATATGTGAAAATATTTGCACCATTTGGTGCTTCTAAACTAGAAACAAAATAATTAAGTGTTACTACATTACCAGTGGTTACAGGAACACCAAGAACTCCGTCGCCAAAAGTGATTTCATAAAGACCATCATCAATTTCTTTTAAAAAATATACTTGTGTGGTTTCAGTCACTGATGTTAAATCATCTGCTTTTGTAAATGTTTCATACATATCTGAAGTTGCAGATTCTTGGACTTGGACAGATAGCGTGGAAGCGTCGATATTAGCATTTGGAATAATGTAGCGAACACCGCTGGATGCAGTATACTTGTATGAAAGTGGAGTACCCTCAACAAGTTTTAAATTAGGAAATGTATAAGAACCTGCAGTGCTTCTTGCAACTGTAACGTCTTCTAAATTATAGAAAACATAGGAAACACCATCAACAGAAGTTAAAAAAGGTTGTTGTGCTGGTAATGTCGCAACATCTGGACTAGAAGTTGGAGCAGTAATGCTTACATTTACAGTGGCTTGCGCACATACGGCAGATCGTGGAGTATATCCAAGCATCTTAGATAGAGAAACTACTGAGGCTCGTTTGCTGGCTGAGTCAAGGAACATCTCATTGACAGCGAGGTTAGTATAAACACCATTATAATGGGTGTTATATGCAAGTAAATCTATAAGAACAGAAAGAGCAGATCCTTCAAAGTCATAATCTGAAAATTCAGATTGCCCCTGTAGGAATGTTTTAAGATTGTTTTTAATAGTATCAAAGTCTAACTCTGATACGTTCATTCTTTTACTGTTGGTTGTGATTGCCATTTATCGTGTTCTCTCTAACGCTAAATCGAGAGTAATTGGTCTCTCGGTGTTGACTATTGTGAATTCTAAAGTTACATAAACTTCATTTGCATCGGAATAATCGTCCACTCTAACATCAATGATATTAACTCTAGGTTCAAAGTTATTAATAACATCGATGATCGCTCTTTTGAGCATAACATTAAACATTGGACCAGGATTATCAAATAACAACTGTCTAATCGGAGATCCAATTTCACTGTGGAATGGTCTCTCATAATTTCGGGTCAATAACAAATTCTTTACGGATTGCTTAATAGCATCCTCATCATGTCTGCGAGTTATATCCCCAGTCACTGGATGCGCAGTGAAGTTGAGGTCTAAATCAGAGAAAATTCTTGTATTTCTTGCCATATGGTTTATTTAGGTTATTCTATAAAAGTGTTGGAAGAACCTTGCGCAATTGCATCTCCGTCTCCAATACTGTCTCCGATTCGAACTGCTAAGTTACCCTCAATATAAGTCTTTCCAGCAGAACTAGATGGTATTCTACTGCTCTGTGGATGAACAGTTGTACCACAACTATGAGTGGCAAACTGGCAATCTCCGCTCTTTGAACCAGCTAATTTACCGTTAAAATATGTCTTAGTCACACCTGTAGTCACCATTGGAGTTGGTGGAAAACATCCATGTCCTGTGCTGTTATCTCCGATTGTTGATACAGCAGGCATTATCGTCCAATCCTAGTCTGAGCAATAGCAGTTAACAAAGCAGTTTTACCCGCATCCCAGTTAAATGTAGAAACAACGGTATAAGTCTGTTGAACATCTGGACCAATAAAATTTTTATCCTTAGCTGTTACAGTATAACTATAAGTTACAGTTTGAATAGTCGGTGCAGTAAAAGAACAAATTTCATATGAATTTGTTATATCATTAAAATTATTAACAGTATTATATGTTTTATCTTTAGTCAAATATGTAATACTACTATTGCCATGATATGTTGCATCATATTGACCAGAAATATTATTGGTACCAACAGTCATCATAGGGTTTGGTTTATCTGTAACTATTCCTGTGACTTCATAGTTTGTTGATGCTGCACCAGTATAAGAAAATGTTTGTGAGTAGCTGGTATAAACAGGCAACTGATCCACTGTCGTCAAAGCAGTATTGGAAGGAGTCCAAGGCATTATGCTGCTTTCGGAGGAATGCTATCTAACAAAACAAATCCAGAGGGAATACGCTTTGAATCCCGTTTATAAACTTTATCATTCACCATCGTAAACGCTTGTTTTCTTGCACCCTTAGACTTAAATGATACATGGATCCAAACTGATTGAGGGAAACGATATTCAAGAATCAACTGATCATAAGGAAGGATCTTTTCTAACTGTTGAATGATCTCATATGTTTTTGTATTTTTGTCTGGCAGCATAATACCAATATCAAATGCTTGCCCCTTACAGTGGTCTGATGTTGGTGACTCGTTTGCAACTATACCCTTTAAACGATAACCTGAATTAATCTTCCACTGTTTCTTATATCCTCCAATACCACCTGGAAGAACTCCCATCGCTGGTTCAAGAATATTCTGACAAGTCTGCGCAAGATTACATACAATCTCGGGAGCAGTGTATAATCTTTCTGGTGCGTCTTTACTATCCTTAAGCATCTGATCAACGAGTTTATGTTCACCACCAACACCTCCATCCATTAACATACCAAGAGTGAAGTTTTGGGACATTCTAAAATCATTTGTAAATTGTCTTGTTGCGTAAATAATCTCACAACTTACTGGAATAGTAGTATTAGAACCACCTGATGGTTTTCCTGCTTCTTCTGACGCTACTGGTGCAGGTGCTCCAACTACACCTTCTTTTCTAGTAGTCTCAGCAGATGCCGCACGACCTTCTGGTGTGTCAAAGTCATCTGGAGTTTCAGCAACAGTCTTTTCTTCAAACTGTCTTTCTGGAGGAATTGAATATGGCACAACTGGAGATAGTGGATTACCTAAATCTGGAGGAGTCAATTCTACATCAGGAGCAACAATAGTTTCGCTACCAGCTGCACCATTACCAAATTGACCTTGAGAGTAATCTGCAGATAATGTTCCACCAGCAAGGATATCCATACTACCACTCGACTCAAGATTAACTGTGGCACCGAGTAGGTTAAATCCTTCATCAGCAGCAACTGAAACTGCAGATCCATTCACTGCATAATTAGTATCAGCTTTCTGATTAATATTTGCAGCTTGGATATCAATATCACCAACTGCTTTAATAAGAATGTCTCCACCTGCAGCCATGTAGATATCATTGGCAACACCAATGTCTAGATTTTGCCCAACTTTAAGTGTAGCATTTTGCTCAACTTGAATGTTCGCATCAGTACGAGCATAAATGTTTGCATTACCATTCACAGTAATGTTTAATTCACCAGCTACGGATAGACAACCATTCTTTTCCATGACAACAAAGTTATCACCGATGATGTAGTTAACCTGTGTTCCGTTTGGATCGATCTCGCTAAATGTTCCAGATCTATGGTAAGTGTTTATTCTTTCATACCCTGGAGTATCATCAAATTCTTGTAGGTGACCAGATTCTGTTTCAAGAACTTTGTTAAATGGATACTTTGCTCCATATGGTGCTTCTGGTTGATCCCATGATCCGTTATCAAGTGCTTTAGGAACACCCAGCTTTCGGATAGCATCTTTCTTCTTAATAACTGTACCTTCAATAACACCACGTGCAAGACGATTAGTGTCTGGCTCACCGATATACTCTTTTAGAGGATACTTGTTGTTTGGGTCTCGGAAACCAGTAGTACCAGAACCAGTTTTTACAGATTCTGGTGATGGTTGTGGAGTTGTTACATTGCCTACTGGTGGTGTATCTGGAATTGGTGGGTTGGCATCTTTCTCTGGAGCACCAACATCTGGTGATTGCCCATAGAAATATTCATAGTATGCTTTCTTTTTTGCAGCGATATCAGCTGAGTTTACACCAACTGCTTGTTTTGCTGCAAGGAAATATCCAGGATGATCATTTACATTAACACCCTTTGGCACTCTGTCTTTAATGTACAATGCAGCAACTAATGCTGACACATTAATATCAGCATCAAGTGAATCTGGATTGTTAACAATATCCAGAGTCAAACCCATCTGATTGGCAAGTTTCTGGTATCTTGCATAGTTTGATTTACCAGTTAACTGAATAAATCCACGACCATAATACTTTCCACCATCTTCATCTGTTTGATTACCAAGAAATCCTTTTCCTCTTTTTGTTGGACCATATGCCCATGAGAAGAATTCTTCTCTACTTAAACCTCGTTTTCTAGCATTAGAATATTTGGCAATGTCTTCTGGAGTAGCAAACGAGTAAATAGTTTTAAGACGTCCTTCATTATAATTATACTCTTCTGATGTTGGAACCCACGTACTTTCACCACCAGCAATACCCAACAAAGCACATTTCTGTTCTTTAGTAGTCAATCCAACTTTATCACATGCAGCAATAAGTGCTTTAATACCTTCTGATGCCTTGTTTGGGTTACTAGAAGACTTTGGTGGTGGGATAGTTGGTATTGATGAATTAGATGCTGTTGATTTTATTTTATCTGCAGTCGATCCTGTTACCACTGCAGTTCCATCGCTAGTGACAAGATTAGTGACTTTACTTTCAGCAACAGCTTCAAGATTTGATGGTGCTGCTTGAAACTTTATAATATTTTCTTGATAATTTATAACAGTATTACTAATTGTAATTTTAGTACCACTATCAACAGAAACAATAAATGTTCCTGCTGGAAGTCCAAAGCCTAACACTCTCATGTTTGCTTTTAAATCTTTGGTTAGATTAGTAGCACCAGTTTCTTTATCATAAAATGTTAATTGTGTGCCATTTGTTGGACCAGGAATAGTTCTTAATTCCAAATTTTCAATTTTACCGCCAGAAGCAATTGGTGCATCATCTTCTTTATCAATGGGTGCTGGCGCAGAAGGAATACCACCAACAGTACCAATCATAATTGGTTGTTGATTATCAGTATCCGCAAAAATAATAATTACACAAGTACCCTCAACTGGACCAATAGGAGAGAATCCAATACCATTCATTGCAGCAGATGTAACTGACTGCATTGGATGCGCCCATGGTAATTCTGAAGTAGGAAGCTGTGATTTGTCGTGTGTATGCAATCCAACTACTCGGACTTGACAACGACCAAGTTTTAATGGATCACTTCTATTTTCTACGACACCATAGTAAAAATTCATTATTTGTTCCTATTCATATTCATTTGCGATGATTCTTTAATTAGTTCCATATGGCATTCATGTTTTTCTCTATCAACATGATGGTTAATAGCAGCAATGATATAATAACCTGAAAACATTTTATCCGTTGTGTCTTTATCTTTTGGAGACATTGGTTCTATTCTATTTAATACAACACCAACTTTCTGTCCTACCGTGTAGTCAGTTCTCCCAGGAACTGTAATCCTAATTTTATTTGACTCTGCCAGTTTCATCAAAGATGCTCTCTCTTGGAATGTCTTAGAATTGGTGACATCACCAAACCCATTAAAGTTACCGTAGTCTTTGGGATAGTTGATTAATGTTGAGTTTGATCTAAAAACTGCTTTGTCAGAATTGATTGGATGTTTGTTTAAATGCTTTTGCTGTTCATATCTCTGAAACATATTGTAGTTCTTAACTGAATATGTTTTCTTTGTAACATCATACATAATTTGTCTAGATGACAACATACCACTACGAATTCTATCCATGTAATCATATGCTACTGGTACACTGATATCCGTAATTCTTTTGTAGTCTTCATTTACATTTCGGATATCACCACCATTGGGTAATTTATCACGAGTATATTTGTCATATGTAAATTCTTGGAATGGTTTATTTTGATATAACATTTCTAAACTAATAAAGTAAAACCCATCTCTATTCTCGAAGAAAACATAGTTTGGGGTCTTATTCATATTGACTGCATTCTCGCAAAGATACATAATGTTCTTAATTGGAGACCAGTAGTTTGAAATATACTTTACATTAGAAAGTGTTGGCTCGACATGAACTTTCTTTTCACTTTCCAAACCTATAACTTTATCTTTAATAAATGGTGTGACTAACTCAGAAACTTTATTTCCAAAAACACGACTAATCTTTTTGTTAAGATCTGCTACTGCTTCAGTAGAAATAAAATGTATCTGATAAATCACAGAACGATCGCCAAGAAGTTCTCTATCAGTCAATTTGTAGATATAATATTTACCTTTAACCGCACTGTCTTTTAGAGCAGGTGTTGTAATATCTAATTCAACATATTCTTCACCAATAAATGGGAAAAGATTAATCAAATCTAATGATTCTTTAATAACAATACTACCAGTTATAAATGGTGAAAAAATATCTTCATAAAATTGCACAGTTAAAACTTGCCCTGTGATATCCTGATGAAAACCTTTCGGGGTAATTATTTTAACTTTATTGATGCTGACATCGCCAGCAAATCTCAATTGTTGACTAGATTTCATTACAATAATTCTTTATATTGTGTCAGTATAGTTGATATAACCTGTGGTGAAATTACTTTTATTCTTCTCTTTGACTCATTGAGTTCTCTTTCGTAATCATCATTTGATACTGATACCGCACCAGTGACAGTAGAGTTCACAACAAACCCAGCAGCATTTACATAGTGGCGAGTTGCATATCGTTGTGCACCATAGGTAGCTACAATATGGTTTTCTAATGCCTGCTCTGAAAGAGGGAAGTCAGAAATATAATCATGTTTTTGATTTGTCAGCATAATGATCCAATGATATTCTGGATCACCATATATCTTTTCAGCAACAATTTCTGGAGTCTCTCCATCAACAATATCATATTCATCGAATAGAGTTACATTCTCTAAAACTTCTTTACGGAAACGAACATTTCTAGTAATATCTGTTACAACGGATGTCTTAGTAGTAGTTCCATATTTAAAGTCGTATAAAAACTGTGGGAATTCTTTAAAGTACATTATAGACCATCCGCAATCTTGTCTTTGGTTAGTAGAGCAAGTTCTCTAAAATTCATAGTAATATTAATCTGTGTTGGCATACCATTATCAAATGTAGTGAATGCACCATTCGGTGTATAATTGACATTGAGTTCTGTTAATACGCAAGATGTATGACGATGTAAGTTTATGTTCTCTTGGCCATTTTGATAATAGAAAATATCAAATTCAGATGGGTAGATATAAACAAAATTATTATTATCTTTAAACTCTGGGTGCATATGGTATTTAAGTGTTTTGATAATGTTTAAAACATTGGCTGCTTCTGTAGAACTTCTTGGGAAAAACTGATAATCAAAAGCGAATGTTCTAAAATCTACACCCTTAAAGATTTGTTCTTTCTTTGGGTTTGAAGCCAGACCAGTGGCTGCAGATAATCCTGCTGCATTTGGACCTTTCGATAAAGCCAAATTAGTAATGATGGCTTTTGCTGGCTCAGCTAAGTTTTTAGCATCACCCTTACTAACAGCATCTATCAATTCTTGTGATGCTGTTGTTGCCATTTGTAACGCACCAGTATCTTCATCACCCCATTGCATTCCGTATCTAATGGATAGTTGATTTGGCACGTGCATGGCAATAGCAGTTTTTAATCTTCTTTGAGCACGAGTTGCCGATGCAGCCATTAAAGCAGTCGCACCAGCACCAATAGTCGCCAATCCAGCAGCAGTGGCACTGGCTTCGCCAATACCAAGTGATTTACCTAAGATTGCGCCACTAGCATTTAAAGTAGCAGCACTAGCAAACAACTTTCCAGTAGTTAAGTTTTGAGCAATAAGATCTCCACGATCTCTTGGAGTGATATTATCTACAAAATTATCATTAGTTAAAGACTGTGCTAGTTTAGAATCTACTGCTACATTGATGTAAAATATAACATAATTACCACCATATTTTCCGCCTGCAGCTAGTAAATCTTCTGGATACATGTGCTGTTTAACTTCATATGGAGAATTAGAAGCACCTTTATGCGTAGCTTCACCTCTAGTACTACCCATATTTGGTGGGCGACTAAGCGTTGTAGCTTTATCTCTAATAGCTGAAGTGGCAGAAACCACTCTATCTCTGATATCTGGAAGGAGTGCCATTTGTTGTCTTTACCCTAAATATGGTTGTTATTATCCTAATTAGTTATTTATGTTCCACAAGAGAAAGTTTATTCCTATATTCCCAGAAAAATATACAGGAGATGCCACAAACATTATCATGAGATCCAGCTGGGAAACACGATTCGCTTCTTGGTGCGATAAGAACCCTAGTGTGTTAAAATGGAGTTCTGAGGAAACAATTATACCGTATAAGTGTCCAACGGATAATCGTATTCATCGCTATTTTGTAGATTTTAAGATTACCGTAACTACAGGTAAAACCTATCTGGTTGAAGTTAAACCAAAAACACAAACCCTACCACCTATTTATCCTGGAAAGAGAACCCAAAGATACTTACAAGAGTCTTTAGCGTTTATGAAGAATCAAGCAAAGTGGGAAGCAGCAAACGAATTCGCAAAAGATCGAGGCTGGGAGTTCAAGATTATAACTGAACACGAGTTGGGTCTAGCACCTAAATAAGAGTATGGCTCAAAAATCACCAATGCTCGATGTATTCGAACGAAACAAATATGACTTAGCGACTAGCGTCAGAAAGTCTAAAGGATGGTTCGAACAACAAGTCACTCTGTTGACTAAGCAACAACTCACCCCAGCAAAAGTACTAAATGGAAACACAGATCAATTAGTGACTAAAATTATGCCTGGACGACTATACATGTATGGTTACGATCCAAAGGGTAAGAAGGATTTGCCATACTATGACAGATTTCCTTTAGTATTTCCATTTAGTAGAACACCAGATGGGTTTATGGGATTAAATATGCATTATCTTCCATATTATTTAAGGATAAGATTACTTGATTCTTTGTTAGTGTTTAAATCTAACAATCGTATGGATGAAACAACTAGATTAAAGTATTCATGGCAGGTTATAGATGGAGTCTCTAGATTCTCCGCAGCACAACCATGCGTCAAACAGTATTTAACTGGGCATGTAAGAACACAATTCAGACAAATCGATGCCGCAGATTGGGCGACTGCTATGTTACTTCCAGTTGAACGATTTGTTGGTGCATCTAAAGAAGAAATATGGTCAGATTCGATCAAGAAAATAAGAAGGGTTTAAAATGCCACTTAATTTACCGTTTTTTAATAAAAACACTGCACGGAAAGATGCTAAGCCGAATAAGATTAATCAGTTTATAGCCGAAGTCAAAACTGGAGCATTAGCAAGATCTAATAGATTTGGGGTAGAGTTTCAACCACCAGCAGGAATAAATCCAGGAAATTTGAAAAAGATTTTACTATTTTGTGATACAGTTCAACTTCCAGGAATTAACTATGCAACTACTCAAAATAGATCATTCGGTGAATTTCGTGAAATTCCTTATGAAAAACTATACGAACCAATCAGTCTGACTTTTTATGTAGATAACGATATGCAGGTTAAGAAGTTATTCGATGAATGGATGAGTCTAATCTCGAATCCAACCACTAGAACATACAGCTATTATAATGACTATATTTGCAAAATGGTTATTGAAGTTCAAGACATCAATGATAAAACTAGATATCAAGTTGAACTAAACGAGTGCTATCCTAAGAATGTCAACGCTGTTTCTTTAGATAATGCATCTAAAGACGTTATGAAATTGACTGTTAATATGCAGTACAAATATTGGGTGGCAACTCCAGTAACTCAATTAGCAGACGATCAAAAGATTCCTACCAGTTTCATTGATAAACTAACTAAAAATTTTACAGGATTCCAAGAAACATTGAATA